CGTACCGCCTGGGCACGCTGCTGGGCGGTGGCGAACACAGGGTTGGTGCCAGGCGTGGACACTCCCACGGTGAACTCTTGCTGCGGAATGGAATGCCAGGCGGTGATGGCGGCCTGGCGAATCAGCCCAGGGGCTTCGTTGTAGGCACGGTCCACGTCCTGGGCCAGGCTGGAGAGCACCGGGGACGCGGGGGCGGCAGACCAGGCCTGCTGAACAGCGGCGGCAGCCTGCTCCCTGGCCCTGGCCAGGCTGCTATCCAGGGACTGAGACACATCAGGGCGGTTCAGCAGGGTGAGGATGGAGCCGTGCGGATTGGACTGCACCACCGTTGCCAGATTCTGGGCATACTGACCCACCAGGCGCTGCACACTGGCTGTGAGCTGTGCTCTCTGAGCTTCCGCTAGGTCTGCTGCCACGCTCTAAGGAATCGGGGGAGGACGTTCAATACGAAGATCCCCGGGCTGCCACACGAACCGGCCGCTACGGTCAGGCTGCTGGCTGCGGCTGGCAGCTACCATCTGACTCTTCTTATAAGCCAGAGCCTTGGCCAGAGCCTGCTGAGCTGGTGTTTGGGCCGGGGCTGAAGACCCGGCAGGTGCGGCAGCCTTCTCAGGCAGCAACTCCACGTCCAGATACCGGCCGTGCGTGCCGGTTACCTTCAAGTCCCTGCCCCGGGGCAGCAGAACCTCACGCTCATCGTCAGAATCCTGAGAGTACGGATCCCAGTTCCTGATCTGACCGGAGTCCACCAGCTTGGCGATAGACAGCGCATGTTCACCGGGCGGCACCGTGATCCTGACAATCTGAGCGTATTTGGGATTGGCACCGCCTGCAGCGGCGAACGCCTGAGCAGTGTCCTTGTCGGTAGTGGTGCTCATGAAAGCATCATCATGAAGAACCGTGCCAGGCGGCGTGCGCTCAGGCAGAAAACCACGCACTCCCCGGTATACCCGCACAGGCTGCGTGGTCGGGGGTGCTGACCGGAATGCTTCATCCATGTGCGATACCAGGCGATCCGCTGTCTGCTTCTGCGGCATGGCTGTCCGGGGACCACCAAGCGTCATCTTCCCGCGCAAATACGGATTCATCCAGGAAAATCCCTGGTTCTTGTAATCTGCTAGTTCATACAGCGACTCATCAGGGACATGCGGCACGCCAAGATGCTCATGTACCGCCTCACCTTCCAGCCGCTCAAACGGCCGGACCTGCTCCAGCCTCCCGCGCACCTCGCGCTCATACCCACGGACCTGGGCCAGCACCAGAATCTCCTGGCTGGCTACCACATCCGCGAGCACGTCGCGGGCCAGGCCCATGAGTGCGGCATCGGCCTGGGCTGCGGTCATGCTGAGCTAATCGCCTGATGCCTGAGAGTCACCCTTACTAGGCGCATCGCTCACATCCTCAGGCTCCCAGACAAACCGTTCCTTCAGTGAGCGCGGCTCGGGCTGGGAATCAGGCTTGCTCACGCGGCTGTCTTTGCTGGCTGTGCTGTCTCGCCGGGCTCCCATGCCACCTCCGTTACCCCATCCTTGCCTTTGCCTGTCACCCGGAAGTGCGAGTTCCGGGGCAGCATAACCTCACGCTCACCCATCCCGGAGATTCGGCCGTCATACATCTCAGGCACCAGAACCTTCGCCCCGGCAGGCACATGAATCCGGGCTGTCATCGTCCCGGGAGAATCATGGCCCTTAGTGAACGTGTCAGCGGTCCTCTTATCTGAGCTGGTACTGATGAAGCCAGGGTCGGACCACTCCGTCTTACCGGCCATCCGCCCGCTCATCCCCCGGTAAAGCGTGATGGGCTTGTCCAGCGGTTTCGTCTTGTCAAACAAGCTGTCCATCTGCTTGGCGTAGTCTTCGGTATCACGCTTGTCCCAGTCAGGATAGTCCTGGTCCATGATGTTCGACCGGCCTCGCAGATCCGCGTTCAGCGGCTCAAATCCAGAGCCTGCATACCAGCGCAGCAGATCCATGCCTTTCCCTTGGTCGGCATGATTCCTGTCACGGATCTCCCCGTATGAGCCCTGAGCGGCCTTGGCTGCCTCAAAAGCCTTGTCGCCCTCGGCCTCTGGCTCCCCGGGCCCAGTTATGGCCGGGGCAACGGCCTTGGCAGCGCTGACCACCTTAGCCAGCTTGCCGCCCCCGCCAGGAGGGCTCAGGCTTTTCCCGGTGTGGCCTTGCTGGCACCGCTCTTTAGCGCTGCCCCGGTGTCCCCCGCGCTCGCGGCAGCAGAGGCGATACCCACCTGGCGGGCCCAGGCGTTGGCGTGCGGAATCATGGCACCAATGTCCATGTCTACCTTGCGGACGTTCATGGGAGTGTCAGAGTTAAGCCGTCCGTCCACCGCGTCTACCAGCATATTCGCGCCCCAACGATGGTGCCCGTCAATCACGTACCCGTCTTTGGTCACCATGATGGGCTCTTTCATGGCAGCCACAGCCTTGGGGTTATTGTGCAGGAAGGCGTTGGCGAACCCGGCCACCTTCGCGCCGACCAGCTCGGATTGAGTCGCCTTCAGGTGGCCAGCGGGCACGGTGGTGTGCTCCACCTTGACGCCCATGTCCTTCAGGTGCTGCTCAAACTCATCCGTCAGGTCCGCGAACTTCCCAGCACCACCTGCCACCTGCGCGGCGTGGGTGCCAGGCTCAGCCAACCCGGAAAACTGTGGCATATTGATGCGCCGGATCCCCTTGGTCTGGGCGGTGAACAGGTTGGTCCCCTTGACGGACAACCTGCCGAAATCCCAGTCCGGCTTCTCGTCCTTGCCTGCGGCCTCGGTCTCGGCAGCGTGCTTCTGAATCGCCTGCATAAGCAGAGTCAGCTCGGTCGGCCGGTTCAGCCGGACATGCTTGCCTGCAGCGAGCTGGCGAAGCGCCTCTTGGATGTTCCCCTTCACGTCGATGGGGTCCTTGGCGGTACCTTCCGCCTGGCCCAGCGGCCTGCCCGAGCTGTTGATGTCCTTGACATCGTGACTGACCGGCCCGAAATCAGGAGTGATCCGGTCTTCATGCTGGGGAACCCAGTCCTGCTGCCAGTCCTTGGGGTCAACCTTGTAGCCAGCACGGGCCATGTAGTCCTGCTGTTGCTGCGCCAGGCCGTGCTGAGCCTTCTGCCGCACCACGGCCTGGCGGTATTCCTCAGCAGAACGTGCTTGCTGTGGTGTTCTGGGAGCGTGGCCTGCTGCCTGCTGCACCTTCGCCAGCGAGCTGGGCGTCTTGCCGTGCATCTCCCGCAGCCGGGCTTCAGACGGCGTGGAAGCTAGGTGGCCAAACTCCCGGACACCCATCTTCCGGGGCTCAGCTGCAGCAGGCTTAGGCGGCCTGGCGAACTTCCACCCCTTCTGGGCCAGGGCCTCACGCTGCAGCCCGGTGTTGGACTTCATGACCGCCCCGGCCTTGAACTGGCCGCTCTTGCCGGGGACGCCTTCAGCGTGCAGGCCGTTGCCCAGGTCGTACAGAGCATTCCCGGTCTTGGGGTGGGTGTAGACCCCGGTGACCTTGTGGCCGCCGACCGCATCGGGGTGGGCCCAGCCGTGCTCCATGGAAGCGTGCGGGCGGACGAACTCCTCCTTGCCGCGTACCACCCGCTCAAAGCCTTTGACCTGGGATTCCCCGGCCAGGCTGAGCATGTCCATGTCCTGACCCTGAGCAAAGGCCAGCACACGGGCCATCCGGGTCATCCGGTCCTCAGCGGGCTCGCTGGTGAATCCGTCCGGGAGCAGGGACGACAGAATCAGGGTGCTGCCCTGGGACTGGGCGTAAGCGAGGACCTTGGCCAGGCTCATGCCGGGACTCCCTCAAACTCGGGCTCGGGGTTGTGACGGGACAGCTCAATAAGGCTATCAAGCAGCTGCCCGGCGGATGCCTGCACCTGCTGGAACTGGCTGGGCATGAGGTTCGGCGGAATGCCGCTGGGTGAGCCTGGGCCGCCTGGTGGCTGGCCCTGGAGACCGCCCTGGCCCATGTCCTGGCCGAACTGCCCCGGCTGCTGGAGAGGCTGCGGGACGCCGTTAATACCCATAGTGGTCTGGCCCTCGCCGTACTGCTGCTCCAGCAGATCCTGCTGCTTCTTGCGCTCAGCCTTGATCTTGTCGTAGTCGATGTCCAGGCCCAGATCCTCGGCCATCTTCTGCTCAAGCTCAATCATGAAGTCCGGGGAAACATTGGCCTGCTGGCCTGCCGCCGCCAGCTGGGTGAAGATCTCCTGGATGGCGGCGCGCTGCTCGGCGGTCAGCTCACCCCACTTGAACTCCGGATAGAGACCGGAGCCGAAGTTCCAGTCGATGAAGCGGGGAATCAGGTCATGATTGATGGTCTGGGCCATGTCCTCCAGGAACGACTCCAGCATCATCATGAAGGTCACGTCGGACTGCTTGCCGAAGTCCACCAGGGTTGAGTCACCCTCGCCGCCACCCTGGGCGTCATCGAACCACTGCGCCAGCACGCTCTTGGACATCTGGCTGATGTGGTGATTGACCAGCCCGAGATAATCGAACGACGCACCACCGTCCTGCAGCACGGTGACCTGCCAGTCCGCGTTGGGCACCACGATGTACTGAGCCAGGCCCAGGTCAGCCATGGCTTTGATGAAGTTCTGCTTGTCGGACCGGACCGGGTTCGGCGGCATCGTGCCCACCCGGGTGCCTACAGCCTTGCGCTGGGCGGCCAGGTGAGTGATGAAGTACAGCTTCGTGATCTTGTCGTAGTGGTAGAACGCGGACTCAAACATGGACACGCCGTAGAAGGGCCGCTCGGCCTCTTCGTTGGCGAAATACAGGGCGTTGTCTTTCGGGATCTTCACATCAATGGTGCGGCCCTGGAAAAAGGTCCGCTGCCGGAAACCGTTGAAGCTCCCCTGGCCGTCCAGCAGGAACGTCA